GATATAGGTATAAAATACGGCAAAATGGGGAAGCGGACGATAAGCCTGAGAAAAATTCCCATTCACACGTTGCAGATGCCCATCAGTACGCGTGTCTGCACGCTGATGGAAACGTCACAGGTGACGCGTGGACACGTAAGGCCGTCGAAGTAAAGCGAGTTGACTACGTGTGGACTTAAAAGTAGACTCGGCCCCCATATACTCCCAATGTACAAAGTGACCCACATATGCAATTAGGTTTGAACATTACGAATTCGAACGCCCCGGGTACTATTACCACGGGTGGTATGGTCACCATCAAGTCACTAAAAGCGTTGCAGGATGAACAGCGCACAGCGGCGCAGCAGCAGAACTCACAGCCTGTTGTTCAAGCTCTAGCTGGATATATTCGTAAAACTTGGATGTCCTCAATGATGGCAAAACAGCAGACATCCGAGATCAAAATGTTGAAGTCTGTTCGCGCGCGACGCGGAGAGTACGATCCCGATAAGCTCGCTCAGCTTCGGGAGCAGGGCAGTTCCACCATCTACATGATGTTGACATCGAACAAATGCCGTGCAGCATCGAGCTGGTTGCGCGATACGCTGGTGACTTCTTCTGATGAGAAGCCTTGGACAATCAAGCCCGGTGCGATTCCTGACATTCCTCCGAATCAGATCGAGAGCATCATGCAGCAGGCTCAGCAAGAAGTTGAGCAACTCTACGCAGCAGGACAACCACCATCAGATCAGCAAGTGCGTGAGCGTTTGTTGGAGATGAAAGATATGGCGATGTCTCACTTGAAAGACATGGCTACCCGCACTGCAGAACGCATGGAAGTCAAGATGACTGACCAGTTGCAAGAAGGCGGTTGGAGTAAAGCGTTTAGCGATTTTCTAGACGACATCACGACATTCCCATCGGCGTTTATCAAAGGACCAGTGGTTCGCAAACGCCCTAAGATGAAGTGGATACCGACGCAAGACGGCCAGTATCAGATCGACATCCAAGATCAGTTGTGTCTTGAGTGGGAACGCGTTGATCCGTTTAATATTTACCCCGCAGCAGATGCAAATGATGTCAACGATGGCTCATTGATTGAGAGACATAAACTACAACGTAGTGACTTGCAAGCCCTTATGGGCGTTGAAGGTTACAGCGATGGCGCGATACGCATGGTGCTCGAAGAGTACGGCAAAGGCGGTCTGCGCGATTGGATTTACGTTGACATGAACAAAGCCTCTGCTGAGGGTAAGTCAACAATGGGTGTACAACAAAACCCATCGGCGTTGATTGATGCTCTGCAGTATTGGGGTAACGTGCAAGGCCAGTTGTTACGCGACTGGGGCATGACTGAAGACGAAATTCCTGACCCACTGGTGGACTATGCGATTGAAGCGTGGGTGATCGGCACTTGGGTTATTAAGGCTGTTCTGAATCCTGATCCACTGGGTCGTAAACCTTACTACAAGGCATCATATGAAGAAGTTCCGGGAGCGTATTGGGGTAACTCTGTTGCTGATCTCGCTAGGGATGCCCAAGATATTTGTAATGCGGCTGCGCGTTCGCTAGTAAACAACATGTCGCTTGCCTCGGGTCCGCAGGTGGTCTACAACATTGATCGCTTGCCACAAGGCGAGAACATCACACAGATGTACCCTTGGAAGGTCTGGCAGGTCACTAGTGACCCAATGGCCGGTGGTACCGCTCCTATGCAGTTCTACCAGCCTAACTCGCTTGCCCAAGAACTTATGGCTGTGTACGAGAAATTCTCTGTATTGGCTGATGAATATACGGGTATACCCCGATATATGACGGGCGACAGCGCCGCAGGTGGTGCAGGTCGTACTGCCTCAGGTATGAGCATGCTCATGTCTAACGCTGGTAAAGCCATCAAGCAGGTGATTGCGTCTATCGACGAGAACGTGATCCGCTTAGCCATTGAGCGTTTGTATTTCTACAACATGCGCTACGGAGATGATCCAGACTTGAAGGGCGACGTAAACATCGTTGCACGCGGGGCTGTATCGTTACTCGTTAAGGAACAAGCTCAGATGCGCCAGACTCAGTTCTTACAGATTGCCCTGTCTAACCCCATGACCGCACAGATTGTGGGCGTGGAAGGCATCGCAGAGCTCTTGCGTCAGTCTGCTAAGACTCTAGACTTGAACCCAGACAACATCGTGCCACCCATCGAGATTATTAAAGCTCGCATGGCGCAGCAACAACAGCAAGCGGCCATGCAACAACAGCAGTTGGAGATGGCTCAGCAAGGCGGACAAGCAGCTGCAGGTGGCACACCACCTAACGCTCGACCCGGTGCAACATTAGAAAATGGCGCACCCGTAACTAACAATTTCGCTCCGATGAGTGGAGTTGGCTCTTGACAACTGTAGAATGTTGTACATAATCGCATCTAACCTAACGGAGTAAATCCATGAAAGCAATTAACCCGAACGAGAAGCGCTCACAAGAGTATTCTCAAGAATCTGCCAAAACAGACGGCATGTCTAAAGGCCCAGCATCACAAGGTGCAGGCGGCAATGATGGCAACATCATCAATTTAGGCAAGCGTGGCGGTTCTGAGTACACAGCTGAAGTTGCTAAGACCGACGGAATGTGTAAATAAAAATGGTGCGAGTTGACGAGCGTGTTGCTCGTTGCCTTACACTATTAAAATCGCAAGAGTTTCAACCACTGGTAGAATACTTGCAACTGACTCATGCAGATACGCTTCAGCGCCTAAGTGAGTCAAAAGATAGAGATGAAATGTGTCGGCTTCAGGGCCGCGCATTGCAGGTGAAGGACCTCCTTGACCTTGTTGACACAGGTAGCACTTTGTTAACTAAACTTCGCAGATAGTGAGCTGACCGTAAAGTCGGAGCCCACAATCAAAATTTAAACGTAGTAGCTGACCGTAAACGTACGAGGACACACCGTAACTGGCGTCCACATCGTGAGTCGGAGCGAAGGAGATAGAGATATGGCATTGCCACGTGCTGTTCAACAGCAAGTTGAAGACGCTGACGCACTTGTTGCGCAGATGAATGGAACCCAACCCGTTAACCCGGACACTGGGGAACCAACAATCACAGACCCTCAACCTACACCCGAACCACAACCGCAACCGATCTCGCAAGAGAATGATCCGAAGCCAGCGGTATCTGAAGAGACTTGGGAACAGAAGTTCCATTCTCTAAAAGGTAAGTTTGATGCTGAAGTGCCTCGTCTATACGCGCAGACGCGTGAGCTGAATGACCAAATCAAACAGCTTATTGCAGAAAACGCAGTAGCCAAAGCGCAATCAGTCCAAGCTGATCCGGCCCCGGGAAAAACTCTTATCACTGAACAAGACAAAGAAGCATTTGGTTCTGATCTGATTGATCTGATCGAGCGAGCAACTGAGCAAAAGCTAGCGGGCAACCGCCACCTTGAAACCCAGCTACGCGCAGAGATCGACGAATTGAAGGGCAAGCTAGGTAATGTTTCAGATCGTCAAGTAGTGTCTGATAAAGATCGCTATGAAAACGCTTTGGCAAATGCAGTACCAGATTGGCAAACCCTCAATGTAGACCAAGGTTTCTTGGGTTGGTTAGCAGAAGTAGACCCTGTTTACGGTATGCCACGCCAGTATGCGTTAACAAACGCGTATGAAGCACTGGACGCCACACGCACGGCTACCATCTTTAATCAATACAAGAAGTCTGTAGCGCCTGCACAAAATCAGCCAACTAGACCTAATCTTCAGAGTCAAGTAGCACCGACCCGCTCGCGTACGTCGCCAGCTCCTACGAATCCAAACGTAGACAAACGTGTTTATAGCCAACAGGATATAGATTCGTTTTACTCTGATTGGAGACGGGGACACCTCGACGAAGCAGAAGCGGTGCAGATTGAAAAAGATATCCATGCCGCCACGACGGAAGGACGTATTCGCTACTAAGCAGCGTCCCCAGACATGGCGGTAACCAAACCGTTTTTTAACAAAGAGGACCATCATGTCTACAATTACCGCAGCAGCAGCGTATCCCATTAACGGCGGTGGCTCACCAGCCTTCAACAGCCCCGCCGGTTCAACTTCTTATTCCGGTACCGCATATTCCGGTTCCTTCATTCCAGCCCTCTGGTCTGGTAAGTTGGCACAGAAGTTCTATGCAGCCACAGTGTTCGGCGAAATCGCTAACACCGACTGGCAAGGCGACATCACCGGAATGGGTGACACCGTCATCATCAACACGATCCCTTCGATCACTATCAACAGCTACTCCATCGGTCAAAACTTGGCTTATGAAGTTCCTGCCCCTTCAACCATTTCTTTGGTTATCAACAAGGGTAAGTATTTCGGCGTGAACGTCAACAACGTGTTGGAACTCCAAGCAAAGCCTAAATTGATGGACATGTTCACCAATGACGCCGCAATGCAAATGAAGATCAACATCGACAAAGACGTGTTGTACACAAACTTCAACCAAGGCGATTCAGCTAACCAAGGCGCTACCGCTGGTGCGATCTCTGGTTCTTTCAACCTCGGTATTGACACAGCTGCAATCACATTGACTGCTTCTAACATTCTGCAAAGCATCACTGCTTTGTCTAGTGTGTTGGACGAAGCCAATACTCCTGAAACAGATCGTTGGTTGATCATCACCCCAACAGAGCGTCAAATCTTGATGCAATCGAACTTGGCTCAAGCCCAGTTCATGGGTGACGCATCTAGCGTTTTGCGTAACGGCAAGATCGGCATGATCGACCGCTTCACTGTGTATGTATCTAACTTGGTACCACGTGGTGCAGCTGGTAAGACTTGGATGAACCCAAATACCGGTACTGACGCTACATCTTCTAACGCTGTCAAGCGTCACGCTGTTATCGCTGGCCACAAGTCTGCAATCACTTTCGCTTCACAAATCGCTAAAGTCGAGAGCTTGCAAAACCCTAACGACTTCGGTACTTTGGTCCGTGGTTTGAACGTGTACGGTAGCCAAGTTGCTCAGCCTAAAGGCTTGGCATTGTTGGTCGCTGCAGGTTAATAGTGCAGGTGGGGCTTCGGCCCCATCTCTTTAAACCATTACACATAGGATTTATCATGTCTCAAGAATATAAAGTTGTCGGACAAGGTATCTGGGGTGAAGCAACTCAGCAGTTGATTATTGGTGACGTTTTGACTGGTCAAACAGCCAGCGCTACTACACAAGCAACTGCTACTGCAATCACCGCTGATATCACTGTTTTCTCTACCGTTGCCTCTACTGGCGCAGCAATTTTGCCTAACAACTCAAGCGCTGCTGACATTCTGGTAATGAATGGCCAAGCTACCAACGCTTTGATCGTGTTTCCACCAATCGGTGGCACTATCAATGGCGGTTCAGCCAATGCATCTTACTCACAAGCCGTTTCTAAATGTGCTCGTTATGTAACTGCTGATGGCTTGAACTGGTACGCCATGATCTCGGCCTAATCAAATAGGGGCTTCGGCCCCTATTACTTGAAAGAAGTTGCATGGGTACGGTAACCGCGAAAACCATCATTGATAAAGCAACGATTCAGCTAATCGACTTGACCAACATCCGTTGGACGAGAGCCGAACTGCTATCTTGGCTCAACGATGGAATGCGCCAAATCGTACTCATTCAGCCAAGTGCTTCATCGACTACCTCTGTAATTTCTTTGCAGTCTGGTACTCGTCAATACATCCCAACCGACGGCTGGTTGTTACTTAACATCTACAGAAATATGGGGACTACTGGGTCAACACCCGGTCGTGCTATCCGTATTATTTCTCGTGAGATATTGGATAACTTCAACCCAAACTGGCACACGGCTACTGCTACAGCAGAAGTTCGTAACTACATGTACACCAACCAAGATCAGTTGGCGTTTTACGTGTACCCTCCAAATACAGGCACGCAGAAGATTGAGATCAATTACTCTGCACAGCCCACAGATTTGACTGCTGAATCGCAGGCCATTCCAATTTTTGACGTGTTTCAGTCTGCTTTAGTGGACTACATTATGTATCGCGCTTGTAGTAAAGACGCTGAATACGCCCCCGGCGTTCAATTGTCCCAGAGCTACATGGCCACATTTGTTGCCGCAGTTCAAGGCAAGACACAGTCTGAAATCTCTAACGATCCATCGCAGGCGCTCAACCCGCCTAACCCCGCAGCCCGTGGAAGTACCTCAGCATGACCGCAGTTTCATACGAAGTCTTTTTGCCAGAAGTCATGCCATATGTGCACGACGTGCCCGAGATCGTGGCGGTGCAGGCTATCCGCAATGCATGCATCGAGTTTTGCGAAAAGACGCATTACCTGCAAGAAAAGCTTGATCCAATTACAGGACTTATAAACATTGGGTTGTACGACCTTGATGCTAATGACAGCAACTACAAAGTTGTAGAAATCATGCAAGCGTATTATGGGGAGCAGTTGTTAATCCCTAAAGCGCAAGAAGAGTTGAGTCAAATTTATAGGGCTACCAACTGGGAAAACCTAGGTGGAAACCCTTACTATTACTATCGTACCCGTGAGTCTGAGATTCGTTTAGTACCAACTCCAAGTATCACTGAAGCCAACAAATTAGTTGTAAAAGCTGCGATTGCTCCAAAGCGGGCATCTACTACAGTTGATGACGAGTTGTTTGAGCGCTTTTTAGAATACATTTCTTACGGCGCACGCGCACGTTTGTACAACACACCTAATCAG